CGGTACAATTGGCGACTCAGGTGATACGTTTACAGTACCAACGGGTGCTAACTTTACTGTAACGGACGAATTAAAAACTAATAAAATTTCTCCAGCGTCGGGCACGTCTTTCACGTTGGGGGACTCAGGCGATACGTTTACGGTTCCAGCAGGGGCGACCATTGCTAACAGTGGAACGGCTACGGGCTTTGGAGAAGCTAACAATCCTAGTTTTTTTGCATATATGGATGCACATCAAGCTGTATCTGATAATGTAAATACAAAAGTTGCTTTTAATACAACCATGTTTGCAACTTCTGGAACATATGATACAACGAATTATCGTTGGACACCAGGTGTAGCAGGAAATTATCAACTTAACGTACAAGTAGTTGGAGATTCACAAGCAACAGCCAACTTATACGCAAATACACTTTATGTATTTAAAAATGGAAGTGGTTTGGGAATTAGACCTGGAGAAGTTAATAACAATTATGTAGATAATTATCCAAGGCAACATGCTATAAGTTTAAACATTTGTGTACAGTCTGATGCTGATGATTATTTTGAAGTATGGGCGGCAACTAATGATACAAGTAGCACTCCACAATTTTTTAGTTATGGAAGTTATTTTGGTGGATTTTTAATAGGGAGTAGCGCATAATGGCACTTACTAGACTAGGACCGAATCAATCAGTAAATTTAGCGACTAACACTACAGGTACGCTTGGCGTAGCTAACGGTGGAACTGGATTAACGTCTGGTACTACTGATCAATTTCTTAAATTTACAGGAACTACAACAATAGCTAGTGCAGCAGATAATGCTGGTAAAATTTTACAAATAAAAAATTTACATTCAACTGCTTCAACTGCAACTTCATCAAGTAGTTATACTGCTACTGCATTAGATTTATCTATCACACCAACTTCATCAAGTAGCAAAATTATAATTCATTGTTCTACTAATACTGATAATGAAGCTTCTGGAAGGCAGGCTGAAGTAGGATTATGGAGAGAAATAGGTGGTGATGCATCTACTAATGTAGTTATAGGAGGTAACTCACAAGCTATGGCTTCTTATGGAGTAAGTTCAAGAATAGTAACAAGTACTGGTTTTGTATATTTAGATTCTCCAGCCACAACTGATGTTGTAAGGTACCGTGTTGTTATAAAAAGTAACACAGGTAATCAAGTTTTATTTGGAGCTTATATGGGAAGTAATTCAACTATACTTTTACAGGAGGCAACAGTAGCATAATGACAGATAATGAAAAATTTCAAACTGCAATTAATACTTTAAAATCCGGTGTTGAGTATTCTTATTCAACTGATGATGGAACACCTCCAAATACACAAGAAAAATTTAATAATATTAAATGGAAAACAGGAGAGGATAGTGTTGGTCTTGCAATAGAGACAACTACCTGTCCTCATTCAGAAATAACCTGGTCTTTATTTAAGGCCGAATACGATAAACTCTAATGTCTTTTGCGGGAGCAAGTTTTGCTGAGACCGCTTTCGCTTCTCAGGCCTCTATACATGCTAATGTAGCCGTTAGTGGTTTACCTTTAACTTCGGTTACGGGCACAGCGAGTGTTACGGCAATTGCTAATCCAAATGTTAGTGTAACAGGTTTACCATTTTCTGTTACTCTTGGAGGCTCAGGTGTATCGGCAGGTGGTAATGCAGAAGTTACTCTTGCTGGTTTACCATTAAATTTAGAAGTAGGCGACGAATCAATTGTTGTTGATTCACCAACTATTAATGTTACAGGACAAGGTCTTACTATTACGCAAGGAACAGCGACCGCTTTAAGTTCCACTAATCCTCAACCAGCAGGTTTACCTATTCAAACTACTTTAAATAATAGTGGGGTAACTGTTGTAGCCGTACAAAATGTAAATATTTCCGTTACAGGACAAGCCATTACCTCTACTTTAAATAATAGTGGGGTGGTAGTTAATACCAATGCAAATGTTCTTTTAACTCCTTTAACCCTTATTTCAACAGAATTAGGCACTCCTGCTGTTCAATTAAATGGAGATGTAGAGGTTACAGGATTTGGAATGAGTATACCTCTTTCCGATGCTACAGCTATTTATGCATGGACAGAAGTAGATGATTCGGTAACAACAACATGGACAGAAGTAGATGATTCTGTTACAATGACATGGAGAGACGCAGCATAGGATAAATTATGACATCAACATATTCAGCATTATTACAATTAGAACTTATTGGCTCTGGAGAACAAGCAAATGCTTGGGGTAATACTACCAATAATAACCTCCAGTATGGTTTAGAATACTCTATTACAGGTGTATATACAAAAAACTTATCAGCAGCTTCAAGCCCTTATACTCTTACTGTTGCTAATACTATTAGCTCCTCACAAGCAGATAATGAAAACAGACAGTCTGCTATTATATTCACGGGCCACGGATCAAACTTTATTATTCAAGTGGCGGCAACACAAAAAACATTTTTTCTTCGTAATAATAGCGCTACCTATACAATCACGATGCGGCTTGGGGGTTCGGGTAATACCTATGTTATACAACCAAGCACAAGTGTGTTTCTCGCAACAGACGGAACCAATTGGTATAATCTTCAAACTTCAGGAACAGATTGGTTAACTAAAACTGGAACTTACACAGCTTTCCCTGGTGATAAAATATTTGCTGACACATCTGGTGGCGCTTTTACTGTTACTTTACCCGCAGCTCCTGCTGTTGGTGATGAAGTAAGATTTATTGATGTTGCTAATTTTTTTGATACTAATAATTTAACAGTAGGGAGAAATAGTTTAAAAATAGATGGTCAAACATCCGACTTAACAGTAGCTACCGAAGGTGCGGCTTTTTCATTGGTGTATTCAGGTGCAACTTATGGTTGGAAATTAACGGAGAAATAATATGCCTACATATGAATCAATTAAATATAAATTTTCAGGAACAGCTATTACAGGTGTTCTTCAAGAAGCCAGTAATCTTAGTGATGTTGCTGCAGCAGGAACATCAAGAACTAACCTAGGTGTTGCTATTGGTAGTGATGTACAAGCTTTTATATCTGCAACCGCAGGGACCAACGCTAACGGAGCACGAACAGTAAGTACCTCTTCTCCTTCTGGTGGATCTGATGGAGACGTTTGGTATAAATATTCGTAATAAGCCATGGCAATTTACGTTAAAGACGGTGGAACATGGCGTGAAACATCAGAACTTTACGTCAGAGATGGTACATCCTTTACTAATAAAACTATTTTAAATGGTTACATTAAAAATAGTGGATCATGGGAAGAATTCTATACCCTTTTTACAACTTCATCTTATCAATCTACAGCAGGATCAGTAGCCGTTCCGTCAGGAGCAAACGCTATACATTTTCAGTATGCTGTTGGGGGTGGATCTGGAGGTATGCGAGGAGCAGATTATGACAAAGCTGGTGGTGAATCAGCAGGGCCCGCAGGGGCATCAGGAGCTTATGTATCCGATGTTGTTTTTGCTGTAACGAGCGGTGAAACTTTAACGGTAACTGTAGGGTCAGCAGGTTCTGCAGGATCAGGAGTTTATAATGGAACTTCAGGAGCTGGTGGTAACACGACGGTTAGTGGATCGACAACAGGAACTATTCTTACTTTAAACGGTGGAGGTTCTTCTTCTGTATCAGGAGGCGGGGTTCAAGGACCTCTTCGTTCTAACACAGCAAGTACAGGAGGATCTCTTGGAACATTAGCAACGAGACTTACAACTTTTACAACTACAGACGGAAAGACACAGGGTAGTACAGGTTCCAGTGGGTTTACGGGAGGACCTGTAGGTTCTTTTAATCAAGCAGGAGCAGGAGCAGCAGGAACTAATCCTGGAAACTGTGGTGGTGATAACTGTACTATTGGAGGTGGAACAGGTGGTGCTTCCTATGCTGGAAATGTTTCTGGTGGTGCAGGTGGACCAAATGGATCATCTGGTGGTACGGCAGGAACTAGAGGAGCTGGAGGTGGCGGCGGTGGAACTGAACCTGGGTCTTCTTCGGGTGCTGCGGGCGGCGTTGGTGAAGTATATTATAGATTTATGAGGACTATATAATGCCTTTAACAAAGATAGCTTTTGCCCCAGGGATAGATAAACAAGATACCGAGTACGGAGCGGCAGGACGTTGGACTGATTCTGATATGGTTCGTTTTAGATACGGTCTACCAGAAAAGATTGGTGGATGGGTAGAACTTATTAGTGATAAATTAATTGGGGTGGCAAGAGATATGCATGCATGGACAGATCTTGACGGCATACGGTACACGGCCATCGGAACAGATAGAAAATTATATATTTATTCTGAAGGAGCAGCTTATGATATTACACCTATTAGATCAACTCAAGCAGGGTTAAGTAATCCTTTTGCAACCGTAAGTGGAAGTTCGGTTGTTACTGTTACAGATAATGCACACGGAGCGCAGGTTGGAGACTTTGTAACTTTTGATAATGGATCAGCAACTAATGTTGTTAATGGTTTAGATATGAACAAGGAGTTTGAAGTAACTCAATATGTTGATCCTAATACTTTTAAAGTAACTTACACAGGAACCACGGCCAGCGGAACAGGAGCTGGTGGCGGAACAGTAACTGCGACTTATCAAATTACTATAGGGCTAGCAGCCTCAGCGTATGGATATGGATGGGGGACAGGAACATGGAATACAAGTACATGGAACACGCCTCGTTCAACATCTACCGTTACTATTAATGGTCGTAACTGGTCTCTAGATAATTTTGGTGAAGATTTATTAGCTACAGTTTCGGCAGGAGCAACCTATATATGGAATACATCTTCTGGACTAACAAGTAATAGAGCAACAGTTGTAACCAATGCACCGAGTAAATCACGATTTAATTTAATATCTATGCCTGATCGACATGTCTTTTTATTTGGAACAGAAACAACAATAGGCAGTACATCTACGGCTGATGATTTATTTTTACGTTTTTCCTCGCAAGAAGATTATACAACATGGACACCAACAGCCACCAACACGGCTGGTTCATATAGAATACAAGATGGTTCAAAAATTATGGATGCTATTCGTTCTCGTAATGCCGTTCTTGTTTGGACAGATACAAGTTTACATGCACTACAATTTGTCGGTGCACCATTTACTTTTAATCTTTCTCAAATAGGGGCTAACTGTGGAGCAGTTTCCCAACACTGCGCTGTCGATGTAAATGGCACGGCTTTTTGGATGTCTCAAAATTCTTTCTATAAATTTGATGGTGCTATTTCTAAAATGCCTTGTAGTGTTCAAGATTATGTCTTTGAAGATTTTAATATTACAACACAACCAGAAACATATGCTGCCGTTAATTCAGAGTTTAATGAAGTAACATGGTTTTATTGCAGTCTTAACGCACAACAGATTGATAGATTTGTTACTTATAATTATTTAGAAGATTGCTGGTCTGTTGGTAGTTTAGCAAGAACTTCATGGCAAGATTATGGCGTCTACGAGAAGCCATACGCATCTTATTATGTAACAACAAACACAGGAACAACACCAGCAGTTTTAGGAGTAACAGCAGGAGCTTCTAATATATATCAACAAGAAACAGGAACGGATAATGTAAGTGCGGCAATTGATGCTTATATTGAATCGGGGGATTTTGATATTGCTGATGG